CAAGGAGCTCATTGCTATAGTCATAACGAAGATAGTCTTGGGATTTGCTTCATTGGAAACTATGATTTCGGGTCTCCGCCAGGTGGGATGTGGAAACTTGGAATCAAACATGTTAGTACACTGTTGAGGGTTTTTGATCTTACGAGCGGAGACGTGAAGGGTCATAACGAGTATAATCCACAGAAGACTTGTCCTGGTAGGATATTTGATATGACGAGGTTTCGGAGAGAACTTGATGAAATACTCTAAGGGATATAAATACCAGCTTCGAGAAGATGAGTATATTCAAACAGATATTTATCCTAGAAAGAATATTATTACTGATCTTGTTGTTCTTTTTACTAATGGTATTCTTTGGATTAAGAGATATTTCGCTTGGGATGGTTGTAGTGGCCCAACCTGGGATGATAAGACTAATGCAAGAGGCTGTCTTGCTCATGATGCTCTTTGTTATCTTATGCGAATGGGGCTTTTACCACAGTACTTTCTTACTCAAGTCGATGCAGTAGTTAAACGCTTGATGTTAGAAGATAAAGCAATACCTTGTCGGGCAAAGTATTATGGCAAAGGTCTTAAGTTCATCGGTGGAGGTTATGCCAAACCTAAAAACGCAAGAAAGATTCTTACCGCTCCTTAGGAGGTTTTATGTCTGTCGAAGATAGGGTTGAAGTTTCTAATCGCTTGGTCGAAATTGAGGAAGCATTGTGTATCTTGTCTGATGCTACTCAGCGCGCTAAGCAAGCAAGAAAAAAAGCAATGATCTTTTTACAAGAAACGTTTCAAAGAGACCTTTATGATAAGGGTGAGATGGAGTTTACTGTTAAGGCTAATATCCCTAAAGCTCGGGCTTTTGTAGATGTTCATAAACCTTCTCATGGTCGAAAACCTGAGACGTTGGCAAAGAGGTTTTTGCGAGAATCGTCAACAGACCTTTTGATTGGTGACTAATGAGTGAACTTAATTTTCAAATAGACGATCTGTCGAAACAGGAACTTGGTGACTTGATGGTTGAGTGTATCAAGGACACTAAGCTTACCGCAAAGGTTTTGTTTCCTGGTCGATTTGAACGTCCGTTTTCGAAACTTCATGATGAGATGTTTGATATGATAGACTCAGGAGCTCCGAAGATCTGTATTGCTGCTCCTCGTGGGATTGGTAAGACGTCGAGTGTAGGACTGGCTTTGACAGGGAAGAACATTCTTTTTCGTTTAAGAAAGTTTATCTCTTACGTCTCGAACTCGGCCACAAGTTCTGAACTTCAAACTGAGAATTTGAAAATGGAGCTTGCGGCTAATCAGAATATTCGTAAGATGTTTGGTTCGGTTAAAGCAAAGGCTGATAGAGATTTTTCGGAGACATTTTCTCGTAAGGCTTGGGTTGCCTTCGACACGTTAATCTTTCCACGTGGTAGTGGACAACAGGTTCGTGGTATTCTTTATCGTGATGCTCGACCGGACTTGATCATAATTGATGATCTTGAAAACACTGAGAGCGTGGCAAATGAAGAACTTCGGATCAAGTTGAAACAGTGGTTTTTTGCTGATCTTATGAAATGTGTTAGTCGTTATTCAAAGGATTGGCAAGTTATCTACATTGATACTTTGAAACACGAAGATGCTTTGCTTCAGGATTTATTGGATTCTCCGGATTGGCTTAGTACGCGACTCGAGCTTTGTGACGATGAGTATCATTCAAATGCTCCTGAGTTTATCTCGGATGAAGAAGTTAGAGCGGAAGCTGATGAACATAGAAGGCTTGGCCTCCTTGATGTGTTCTATCGTGAGTATCGTAATATGCCTATCTCGCTTGAGGATGCTACGTTTAAAGCTGACAAGTTCAAGTACTACACTGAGGGAGTTGAGCTTCATTGCGAAGAACCGAGAAAAGACGAGGAACCTAAAATTGAAAAGGTTTCTTCTTTTGGCCTGATTAACTTGGTTATAATTGATCCTGCTAAAACAGTAAAGGTTCAAAGTGCTGACACTGCTATTATTGGAGTAGGAGTTGAACGCGCTGGCCATAAGATCTTTTTTCGTGATTGTGTTGCAGGTAAGATGTATCCTGATGAGATTCTTTCAGAAGCTTTTGATATGGTAGCAAGAATGAAAAGCTTCATCTTGGCGGTTGAAGTGACTTCACTTCACCAATGGATCTCTCAGCCAATAGTAAATGAAATGCGTGTAAGAAACGTTCATGCTCAATATATAGAGCTGAAAGCTATTGGTAAGAAAGAAGAACGAATAGCTCATTTAGCTCCTTATTACAGGCTTGGTTATATCTATCATAATCGCGCAGTTTGTACAAAATTAGAGTCTCAACTGATTGGATTTCCAAGATCGAAGCTCTGGGATGTGATGGATGCTTTTGGTTATGTTCCTAAATTGTTAGATGATCTGGCCATCTATTTTGATCCAGATGGACATGAGGACCAGGACCCTGAGGATCTTTATAAAGAACTTGAAGATGAACCTGCTATTGATTATCAAGAGGTCTGTTAATGACAGAGCGAAAAATATACTATGGATCAGCAGGTCCTTTTCTTTATGAGGATACTGATATAGTCGATGATGCTGATGGTGATTTTGCTGGTGAGGGTTATGGTGCTTTTGTTAGTGATGGTCAAGGATATATTAGAGAAGCTCCAACATCAGAGAATCAAATCTGTTTATTTGGTACTCTTGGTGGAAGGATTTTAGGAGCTATAAGTGTTACTGATATTACTGATCCAACAGAACTAAATAGTGTAGAAGCTACTAATGGTTGTTTAGTTACTGTATTTCAGGCAAGGGCTGGAGATACGGATCTTTGGACTCTTTATCTTTGGGATGAGACAGTTCCGGGTGCTTTTGATTCTCCTTTTTTGGTTGAGGGTTCTGATGGAGTTTGGATTGCAGTAGCTGGTGAATATTCTTATGTTAAAACTGTTGTTCGTAATGATGATGGGGAAGTACATTTAACACCTAAATCTTCCTCAAGCTCAATATTAGAAGGAACTATGTATTATGATTCTGACGATAACCACGTTTATGTAGGAGTAGAATAATGAAAACAACTTTATTTTATAAGAAAGATATGATTGTCTATATCGGTGGAAATCCTGAACAGAATAAAGCACCAGAGATTACTCTGGAGCTTAAGAATCCTCAGGTAAAGATTGATTCAAACAAGAACGTAATTACAATCGAGGAAACCAAATAGGAGGATAAAAATGGCTATCACATGGACGAAATTGGCGTATGAGGATGATGTAATACTTAATACTCTTCTTTCAGCTAAGGGAGATATTATCTATGCTTCTGGAGCCGATACACCTGCAAGACTGGCAATCGGGGCTGATGATCATATTCTTCGTGTAGCTACTGACATACCTGCATGGGAAGCTATTGGAGCTCCAGCAGCTCATACACTGAATGGTCATGATGCTGCTGATGGAGCAGTGGACTTTAATCTCCAGGAAGCAACTGATCTTATTGTTATGACAGTTGCAGACGAAGCTTCACTTCCAGCTGCTAATGTTGGGGTTGGACAGCTTTGTTGGGCTACTGGTGAATTGAGTCTTCATATTTGTACGGTAGCTGTGTAATATGAGACTGATAGATAACAAACAAAGAATCGTTATGAGTGATCTTCATAATGATATGGTACTATTGCTTAATGCTACTGAAGCAATGCCTCATGAGGTTTTGGCAGTACTTAGGATTTTAGTAAGGAATATTGAGTGTTCTTTTGAAGCTGAGGTTAAAGCTGAGCCGAAGAAATAGGTAACTCTGGAGGGCATATGCCTTATATACTTAATACAGAATTTACAAGTAGAAATACCAGTGATATTGAAAGTGCTGAGTATGACTATAAGTATCCAAAAGGGTTGGATCTGAGACCAAAAACTAAGCTTCATAAAGATCTTGTTGACGAGATTATGACAAGGGCTCTTCACTCAGCTACTTTTATTTCTTCTCGTTTTGATGCGTGGAATACTTATGATAAGTCTCTAACGGCGTATATAGATCTTACGGAAAAAGAAAAAAAGGTCAAGGATGATGATCATAGAAAACCTGTTTCGATGGTGTTTCCTTACTCTTACACTATCCTTGAAACTTTAATGAGTTATCTGACAGCAGCATTTTTTGATGATCCTATTTTTCGTTACGAAGGAAGTGGGCCTGAGGATACGGTTGGAGCTATCTTGATGGAGCTGTTGATCTCTCATCACTGTTATAAGTCAAAGGTTATTTTGCCTCTTCACACCATGATGAGAGATTCATTGGCTTATGGATTTGGAGTTGGGGTTCCAGGATGGCAATCAATAACTGCGAAAGTTGCAAGAAGGCGTCCTGTTTTTAATAAGCTTTTTGAGATATTTGGGCAGCAAGTTCCTGATGGATTTAAAAAGGTTACTAAAGAAGAGGTTGTTTTTGAAGGGAATGATCTTTCAACAATCGATCCTTACAAGTGTTTACCAGATCCTAATGTTTCGATAGTTAATATTCAGCATGGTGAGTTCTTTGGGTGGTTAGAAGAAACTAACCTGTTTGATTTACTTACAGAAGAAAAGAATGGTGATGATCTCTTTAATGTTAAGTATTTGAAACACTTACAAAATCGAAGGACAGCAATTCACAAAAACAACTCTAAACGTTCTGAGCGTTCAGGTCTATCAGGAGATAAGGTTACTGAGTCAAACAAAGCTCGGCCTGTTGACCTTATTCATATGTATGTTAAGTTGATCCCAAAAGAGATGGAGCTTGGAGATTCTGAGTATCCTGAGAAGTGGTTATTTAC